ACTGTATATCTTCTATTGATATAACGTCCTTCTTTCAAAGACATTGCGCTACTATAAACACCACTTGCTGATGCTATAATAACCGAACTTGTATTCAAGAAGTTGTATGTTGTTCCGTCTACTGTCCCTGTGAAAGATGTATATGCAGGAATAGTTATACTTACCGGAGAACTGGTAAGTGTCAACGTTGCAGTTCCACTGATAGATGCAGATGTGACTGAACGTGGTGTATAGTTTAAAGACTTTGCTAAGTTAACAATTGAATTTCTTTTTTGTGCTGTCGGCAAGAATGCTTCAGCGGCTACCATGTTTAGGTAGAATGAATTATAGTATGTGTTATAAGCTAATAGATCAAGCAAAACATTAAGTCCAGAACCTTCAAAGTTATAATCTCTGAATTGATCTTGTGCTTGCAAATAAGATTTAAAATTGGTTTTAATTCCTTGAAAATCTAATGCATCTATTTTTAAATTATTGTCCGATGCCATTATGCTGTCCTTTTGACTGTTGTTTGTAGTCCTGAAATACCAGTTGCATTTTTAATGGAATATTCCAACTTGATATCAAATCCGTCATCCGAGTAGTCTACTTTTATGTCTTTTAAAGTTATACGCTTTTCATATTTCTCGATATCAATTTTAAGACTGTTTCTAAGTTCATATAATGTAAATGCGCCATTTCTAGAAAACAAATAATTTTTAACACTACTACCGTAATCAGGCATAAATGGTCGTGTGCCTTTTTGTGTATTAATTAAATTAGATAAAGACCTTCTAATTGCAACTTCATTTGTAATGGGACGAACGTCACCTGTCACAGGATGAGGTGTGAAATCTAAAGGTAAATCTTTATAGAAGATGATATCGGCCATTTTTTTCTTTTATTTATGTATGTTATTCTGCCGTTTTGGCATCTTGAATTTCTTTTCTTCGTTCTTTTGCAGCTTTAGTAAACTCTGCTAATGCTTTTCTTGCTCTAGTACCAGCTGCTTTGTTTCCTTTTTCGTCAAACTTTGCGCTTTCTGCAAGATATGATTCAAATAAATTTACTAAGTTTTCGTGATTCGTCATTATTATTTCCTTATAAAGTGTTGACATTTGCTTGACAGTATGCTATATTACTGTGTAGACTGTGATTTTAGATATCTGTTATGACTGTGATTGCTGTATTGGGCACTAATGCAGTTGTCGGATTATTCAATCTGTCTTCAATTGTTGATATTCTTAAAACAGTTGTCGGATCATTCAATATGTCTTCAATTGTTGATATTCTTAAAAGCAATGCATTAAGTGTAGTGGTATTTGCACTATCAGAAAAGATTAAATTTTCTGCTCCGTTGATAGTAATAGTTTTATCTGAAGTAATTGTACTATGATTGTTTGCAACAATATTTATACCGCCCGAAGATCCGAGTTTAATGCTTGAACCGTTTGTGTCCCATAAAATATCACTTTTATTAGATACGTTTGCAAAATTTCTAGTTAAACTTGGTGCAGTACCAAAATACTCTACTGCTGCTTGTGGAATTGCAGGAAGATATCCTAAAATTGCAGGCTCTTGTGCAGATAGCGCATCTAAGAAGAAACCAAAAACCCATTCACCAACTCTGGGTGTTCCGTAGAGATTTGGTGTATTTAAAGGATGAATTGATAGAGCAAATGGCAAGTCTTCGGTCGGAACTAGATTAGTTGACTTTGCAGGATGATATCCAAAGCATCGCACTTTGCATCTACCAAGTGTTAGAGGATCGTCTATATCTTCAACAACTCCAATCCACCAAACAAATCCATCTTGTCCAATAAAATTTCTCATCAATTATCCCATGTTCTTGAAGTACTGAATTTCTTTTTCTTGTTGAGCAATCCATTCATCTGATGGCTTACCTTCACCTTTGTAATAGCGCAATGGTCTACCAGTTTTCTTAGAAACTAACGCCCACTTGCCATCTACTTGCTTAAGTGTCTCAATCAATTCTGGACCAAAAACTTCTTCTTCCCATTCTTCTCGCGAAAGATTAATGCCCTTTATTAATTCTTTAAACTTTTTCATAACTTGTCTAACTCTGATGTGTCTACTGCGCCTGGAGGAACATTATCCCTAATCCAAGTCAGCAATTGTATTTTCACATCAAATTCTTTCTTAGCAGGTTTTCCTGGTTCTTTAATCACCAAATACTTAAAGTCTTTGACAACAGGATTATCTTTCTTGTCTCTGTATGGTTTATTTGTTTTTGGGTCAAGAATAAAAATTGTATTCTCTGGATTATTTAGAATGACATAAACACCGCCTTGAACTTCTGGTGGCATAGATTTAGACACTAAGTTATATACCGTCTGTGCAGCACCCACATGAGTCGCAAACAAAATATCTTCTGGCACAACTCTAGACCGAGTTTTGTTATTCTTTATTGCAATTTGGTAATTTGTGAGAACCCAAGATACATGAATATTTTTTGCTTCATACCCCGCAGCAAACAGTTTCGGCAAAACATCTGTCATGTCTGTGACTTCTTTGAATGTGCTATCAAAGATAAGATTTGGCAATTGACCCTTTTCAGCGCCAGTAAGCATTAAATCTAATGTCTTGTTTTTTACGTCAGTTGCACGAATAAGAATGTGTAAAATATAAACATGACTTGGCGTTTTCAAATCTAATTGATTCATCTTTAAATTCTTGTCAAGCAATTCTCTTTGAATAAGTTCTTTGTCTTTTTCAGAAATCTTGTCGCCATATTTGTTTAACAAATCTTGTGTCGTGAATTTGCCAAGCGCATCTAACTTTTGAAATGCAATCTTCAATTCATCAACGTCACGCACTTTAAACTCAGACCCTTGCATAAAGTGTTTAATTGCAAATCCTTTACCCGAACCCGCACCGCCAGCAAGAAACACAATCTGTCCATACTTTGCGCCATTGTTATATAGAATTTGTTTCTCTATAAGCTGAAATGCTTTGTAGTCTTTTAAATCTACATATTCTGAAAATTTTAGTTTCATCATGGTATTAGGCCTTTTCTCCAGTAATTATCAACTATTGCTGTTGATGCTGTGTTATTTCTATGTCTTCTGTTTGGTAAAAATGATTCAATTTGAGCTGATCCAAGTCCAGTATTAAAATCATAAGGCACAGATCCTCTAGTTAATTCCAATGATTTTGTATATGCGCCCAATGAAATTTTATGAACTACTGACACAACAAAGTATTTACCAGAATAAATTTTATCGTTGGGTGGACTTGGATTTAATGGATCTGCCAACTTTTCAAAAGAACTGGGAATCGTAAAATTCACAATGTGTCCAACACCAATATTATTTTTACCACCCTCAATCTCAAGGCCAATTTGAAATAGATTTTTGCTCAAATGCCCGTAGATATTATTTGCAAGCCATGCATCTCTGTTTACTGAATCATTTAAAGATGATACAATTAATTTTCTTCCTGGAGTTTCTCCAGCAATATCATCATATCTAGAAAAAATATTAAAATTATCAATCGTTTTAAATGAGTAAAAATCTGTGCTTTCATTTTCACCATTTGCATACGACAATTTCTTCATTGCATGTGTTCTTGATATTGGATCAATTGACGTAATCGTTGTGTTGTAAAGTCCCAATAACATTGCGTTTAAATGATTAAAATTTTCTCTTCTTTCATACTTAAGAGTTCTTATTGTTGAATCTTCTTGGTTTGCTTGTAGTTTTTCAGAAAATTTAATATTGTACACACCAAATTGTATTGAATCTGCAATTAATTTGTTTAGGCTACCAAAATAATATGAAGAAGTAAAAGGTTCATCTGTTTCTGTGTTTGTTGCGAATACTGGATTTAATCTTTCAAAGAATACATAAAAATCACCTTTTGCACATGCTCTATGTGTCATGGCTTCAATTGCTTTATGTGGCATGAGTCCTGTAGATATAAATGGTTTTTCTAAAGTGATTCTAGGATCTTCTAAAACTAAATCGTTTTGACCGCCCATCTCAGAAAACATAGATGACACTGCATCACCAATCGACATATTCTTATAGCTTTTAAATAAACATTTTTTAGTTGAATTGACAAAAGTTCTTGATACAAACTGTAATTGATATATGCTACTCAGAGTAGTTTGATCTACTACGCTTTCGCTAATTTTGTGTAATATTAAATCTTTTCTCCAAATAATTACATCATCACTTTTTGGTTTTGCAATTTTAACACCAATAGTTTCACCACCACGTAATGCAAACTTTTCTAAACCACCACCAGTATCGTCAATAGTAATGACACCTTCAATTGACGCTGAGAACATATCTTCAATAATTTCAATGTCTCTAAATGCACCTTTTAAATCTACCTTTTCGCCATACGCAGTAATTAAGAAAATTTCTTTAACATCAACATCAGATCCAACTCCAGCACGAGTTACTGGATCTTGAGTTATTTCTATCTTTGATTTTTCCGATAAGTTAGGAGAAAATCTAGTGAATGCTGGAAAATTTGCGTTTGTGGCTACCATTACAATACTGGCCTTTTTGAAATTGTATTTAAGTCTGATGTTATTGCAGTAATCAAACTTCCCTTAACAACTTTTATTTTTGATTTGTTAGAATTTACTCGCAACTCGTATTCATATTGTGTTTCTGACCTTCTTGCATCTAAAGCAAGATTGGTATATGTTGTTTCGTCAATAATATCAAGACTTGAATTGTAGTAATATTTTACGGTAGACAGAGCTGATGCTATACTTCCGTATTTTTCAATTATAAAAGCATCTAAATCAAAAGAGTTTTTTGGCCAGTCATCATATACACTATACATGTCGTTTGCAATCAATATGATCCAATCATAATTTGGATTACCATAAAGTTTATTTGAAACAATGTCAGGGCGATCACCGTTTTTTACAATGTACGGCGTAAATAATATACCTCTGTAGCTTTTCAAATAATCTTTTATTTTTATAGCCGATGTTATATCAATCGCTCTTAACGAATCATATTCATCAATTTTATAATTTATTTTTGGAAAGTATGTGTATATTGACATGATTAGAAAATTGTTCTGCCTGCTGTTTGGTGTTCTGCTGATGCATATGCTGCTGTAATCAACACGCTTTCTTTTAGCGCAATTGTCATATTAACTTCAGATGGAAAATAATCACCGGCAGTGGCTGATTCTGGACTTGAAAGAAATACCATTTTGTTTTGTGCGCCATAATCTAAACCAACATTCTCAATCATACAATAGTCAGACTGAAATAACATGGTTATAGTGTCAGTATATCCTGAGCTATTGCCAGAGCCTTTTTTATATAAGATAAATTCTAACTGAACCATATCTGGATATCCAAATGTTAAAGGTGCATCAGATTTTGTAACGATCTCATTTCCAGTGTCATTATTAAATGAATCTAATGCCATCTCAGTTAGTCTTATTTTTTGCTCTTCTTCTGACAATGTTTTTAATTCATTTGCGATTCTTTCAGCTTCATCTGCTGAACCAGCAGAGCCTTCCAATATTGCCTCTTGGTCACTCTTTAACGTATCACCAAGATGTGATCTCGGAGATGATGCTACACGAAACGTATGAATAATGTTACGCATTATTTTTGCTTCTTCATAGCTTGTTGGTTTCATATTAAATGGTAATTGAAATGCTCTATATCTAGGGCCTTGATATATCAATTGTTGAAAACTGTTAAATAATTTTCTAGTCAAAAATTCTATTTGAGGTTTTCCAGATTGGCCAGCACTAGCAATATATCCAACACCAGCACCAAGAGCATTTGCTAAGCCCTTTTGTATTGCTTCTAAAGCACTGCCTTTAACTTTACCTAGTAATGCTGAAAACTCTCCTAGTCCCTCTACGCCAACTGTTGATCCTGGCGTAACACTTCCAAATATACCCGACGTTTCTTGATATCCATTACTCAATTGTGTATTAAATGTGCCACCAAGTCGTATATAAATACTTGGTGCATTTGATTCTGCGCCTGTTGCATCAAAGAATTTAAATCTGGCCATAGGAATGACATATTCTGAATGTGCGTAGTCACTACCAAATATCAGTTCAGTGGCTTTATCGGGATACGTGGGAGTATCACGTATTATTGTAAAGGGTGTTCTTATTTCTGACATTCATCTTCCTTATATTAATCCTTATTCTATTTATGTCATACAAAGGTAAATTTAAACCTAAAAACTATCAAAAGTACAAAGGTAACCCAACAAATATTACGTATCGTAGTTTGTTGGAACGTAGATTCATGGTATACTGTGATGAAACTTCATCCATACTTGAATGGTCTTCTGAAGAAGTTGTCGTGCCGTATGTGTCTCCTGTTGACAATAGATATCACAGATACTTTGTTGATTTCTGGATGAAATACAAAGACAGAAACGGAGAAATAAAATCTGTATTGATTGAAGTCAAGCCAGACATACAGACGCGCCCTCCAGTTAGAAAAAACACACCCAATGGTAAACCAACTAGAAGATTTATCAATGAAGTAATGACATGGGGTGTCAATCAAGCAAAGTGGGAAGCAGCAACAAAGTACTCAACTGAAAGAAACTGGGAATTTAAAATCATAACTGATAAAGATTTGAGATAAATAGAAGTATGATATTTGATAACATACTCATTCAAGGCGCTAGACAAGGCATCATTCCTGCAAGAACAGTTGCAGCCAGGGAATGGTACAGGTCGGCTGCAGGCAAATTAATGTCAAACATAACTCCTGGTGTCTTTGAGAAAAGAACAGATGAAGCAAGAAAAGTTTCGTCAATGGAATTTGGATATATGTATGCATTCAAATATGATCCAAAAACAAAAAATGATTTGCCGTATTACGACACATTTCCGTTAGTTTTTCCCGTAAGAATGGACTCTGATGGGTTCTTAGGGATCAACTTTCATTACTTGCCGCCAGTTCTACGTGCTAAATTAATGAATGCATTGTATTCTACGTTGACAAACAAAAAATATGATGACACAACAAAAGTCAAAATTTCATACTCTATTCTACAATCTGCATCTAAGTATAGATACTTTAAACCAATGCTAAAGAAATATTTAAGAAGTCGTGTACGTTCTCAATTCTTAGAAGTGCAAGTGAACGAATGGGACATTGCTATCTTTCTACCAACAGAGTCTTTCAGAAAAGCAGACACGGGTCGTGTTTGGGAAGAGTCACGCAAACAAATAGGAAGAACATAAGATGGCAACCTCAATATTCAATATTTCAGACTTTAAAACTGCTATTGGTAAACCAGTTCGTCCCAACTTATTTAAAGCTAGTATAACTGCATGGGAATCTAGTGACCAAAACAATCAACTTGTCGCTTTTTTAGCCCTTAATGGTGTAACAGATATTAATGAATTTTCATTTCGGTGCGAAAAGGCTGAATTTCCTGGTCGCACACTTGCAACATCAGAAGACACTGGCGGCGGAGGTCCTACATTGAAACTTCCATACGATGTTACATACAATGACATTCAACTTTCTATTATATGTTCAGCAGACATGAAAGAACGTTTATTTTTTGAATCTTGGATGGATTCTATTATAGCTCCAGCGGGCATGAAATCTGGCGTTGGCGGTGGAGGATTAGTTTCATACTTTGAACACTATGCTAGAGGGATTTCATTACAAGTTCAACAATTAAATGAAGCTGGTAAAATTATTATTGAGTATGAGATGCATGATATTTACCCGACTGCATTATCCGCTATGAATGCGACATGGGAAGAAACAAATTCATATCAACGTTTTGGAGTCACTTTGTTTTATCGTCATTATACATACGCGAAATATAATGAATATATTTCATCTTAAACAATTACAATTTTTTAATCATTAACACCTTTGGAGGTATATCATGGCTTTGCCAAAAATTAACACACCCATCTTTGAATTGACTTTATCATCATCTGGTCAACCGGTTCAATATCGCCCATTCTTAGTGAAAGAACAAAAAATTCTCTTACTTGCATTAGAGAGTGGAGAACCAAAATCAATTATGACAGCAGTAAAACAAATTATCAGAAATTGCGTTATCGGTGACAATGTTGATGTTGATAAGTTGCCGACATTTGATTTAGAATATTTCTTTATGAGATTGAGAGGCAAATCAATCGGTGAAGTAGTAGATTTACAATTGCGACATCCTACTGGATTAAATTCCAAAGATGAAGAGTGTGACAACGCAACTAAATTTAAATTTAACATTATGGAAGTTGAAGTTCAAAAATCAATTGAACACAGCGATAAAATTATCATTGATGAAACTGTTGGATTGGGCATTAAGTTAAAATATCCAACAGCGGATTTTGCTGAAATGGATATAGAAAACTTGAGTCAACTAGATGTTGCATCTAAAATGTTAGTTGCAAGCATTGACTATATCTACGACAAAGACGAATTGTATAAAAAAGAAGATTCTTCAGAAAAAGAATTGTCAGAATTTATCGACAACCTTTCTCAAGAACAATTTACTAATGTGATGAAATTCTTTGAAACAATGCCTAAACTTAAACATACCATCAATTGGAAATGTTCAAAGTGTAGTTGCGATGATGAAGTTACTTTGGAGGGAATGTCCAATTTTTTCGCATTGTGATGGGACATGATAGTTTACTAAACTATTATAAGACCAATTTTGCCCTGATGCAACATCATAAATACAATTTAAGTGATTTGGAAGATATGATTCCTTTTGAGCGTGATATTTACATAATGTTATTAAGTCAACATATAGAAGAAGAAAATGACAGAATACAACAACAAAATCAAATGCACAAAAGAGGTTGAAATCAATGGCTACGCAAAAAGAATACGAAAAGTTGAGTGAAGCAGACAAGAAAAAAGAAGATTGGA